ATCAAGAAGACGAAAAACAAAAAAAAGAAGCACTTGCTATGAAGCATCATGAACATGAAGTAATGCTTGCAGAAGGCGCAAAAACAGGTTCGCAAGAGTATGAAGCCATTATGAGCGCATTTGATTCCTGGTGTACACAGGAACGATTTGAAGTCAATAAATCTGGGGATCGTCCTTGTACGTTTGATCTTGTACCCATCAACGAAATTCGCTACACCTTTCGCCACATTGCGACTTTGGAACAATTTTACGACGAGTTCTTCAATGTCTATTTGGATACACACTGGTATTTGTTTCCCAAGGACGCACATGATGGACGAGAGTTTGATTGCGACTCTCCTTGTAATGATACTTGGTTGATGCAAGGTATGAATGAAATTCTTGTGAAACAGGGATAAAAAGACAAAAACAAAAAAAAAGACAAAAGCATAAAAAGAAAAAGGGTGGGTAGGGGGTTGGGGAGTGTTTTATTTTATATTTTTTATTCTATTAATGCCAATATCCTTTTTCTGCGTTTGTCGTATTCCAATTACCTACGCTTGGTTTGCCTTTTACTTCAAATGAAATTTTTTTCCCAGGAAATCCCTTCGAACGATATACATTACGATATACTTTATTGGTTTGAATGGTTCCAGGACTTGGATTTGCAATATAAGACCAACGAGCAAGTCTTGTCCATGGATCATAGTGTATGGGAGCTTGTATGAATGCAGTTGTCTTTGGAAACGGATAATATTGTTTCAACTCGAAAAACTGCTCCTTGTTGGCCCATTGATTCCACGAAAAAACCCATTTTTCTCCATTTTCTCCCATGGAATGTTCCAAGAAATATTCCGTGTTCCAATTGTCTTCATATAGGATTAGTTCATCTATGGATTTCTCAATTGGAGTTTCGGTCATTCCAGAGAGAATCGCCTTTTTTTCATCAAAGTCAAAGATTACGTGAATCGATGTCATTATTTGGTTATTGGTCCATTACTATTGGGTTCACTCTATTTCAATTTTTTGTAACATTTGTGCCATTGTTTCATTTGTTGAACGATCACAAGAAGGTTCGTTTTCTTGGTCGGTAGCTCGGTATTCACACGAGAAGATCTTGGCGTGTGAATTCTTATGATATCCTGTCAAACGACCAAGGAGCCCCTGAATGACCGATGATAATTTCGGTTTTTGGACGAGTCGTTCATAGAGAATACCAATGTATTTGTGATGAATCGTTTTTGCACAACGCAAAATATCTTTGATAAAGATGAAAGTGTGTTTTGTTGGCTTGGTTTGAAGCAAAACGTCCAAGGTAGACGATGAAGAAGCTCGCAAAAGTGGCTCCGACAAATAGACGAAATCATCTCTATTTGAAAACGTATGTTGGAAATTGCGGATAACCACATCATGAAATACTCCACGCGGAGTTCGGATAATGTGATAAGAAGGATCCATGGGATCGATTTCATTGGAAATCTCCCGAATGTTGTCATAAACGACGGGATCAATATCGTGTAAGTTTTCTACATTTGATACACCACATAAATCACTTGCTCGAAGGATTCGGTTTTGTTCTTCCAGTTTATCTACCGACAAGTAAGATTCTGGCACATCCATATGAAGTTCATCGTGTGCGTTTTCAAACCGCGTCTTATAAGCCTCATTCAAATTCTCGGGGGTAGCGGAAAACTGGATCACTTTTGTATTGGTTTCATACATGTTTGTATTGCTTTGAAGCATGGTTTGTTGAAACAGTTTATCCAAAGTTTGAGTTGGCTTGGCTGCAACGTGACATTCATCCACAATAATTAGGACATTTTTCTTGTTTTCTAATTCGCGTACCATGGTATCTAAGTTGTTGCGGTGATAAATATGCGGGTGGAGCCATTCTGGAAACCGTTCTTTTGTTTGTACGAGCCATTCAATGGATGAGTGTCCAGTAAATAGGAAAATATGAGATTTTGGAAGCCGAAGCATAGGGTGCTTCAAGAACTCGTAAATCACTGACACCATGGAACCTGTTTTACCGGACTGGGTCGGAGCCACCGCAAGCACGTGAAGAAGCTCCATATTTTCAAATGCGTTTGCAATGGACCGGCCAAATTGTTTCTGATTTTCAAAGGTTTTTTCGTAAAACTCGGAAATGGGATTTGTCTTGTAGGCGGGAAACCGACGCAAAACGCGGGAGTTGACTTCTTTTAAAGAAGCCATCAATGTGTGGAAATTGGTTTTTGTGAAATTCACAAAGAGTATAAACTGGATCTTGAACTTGGTTTTATTTCAATTTTTTAGAAATAAATGGAAATACATTATTTTTCGAAAAATTGAATTGATCTCCACGCTATAGTCTAACTATAATTTCAATATGCCAGAAGACAAAAATAAAAACACAAGCGCAAGTTGCTCCGTATCAGTAGTGGGCGTCATTCAAATCGTATTTATTATTTTGAAACTGACAGACAATAAGGTGATTAGTACTTGGCCGTGGTGGAAGGTATTCTTGCCATTAATCGTCAGTTCTTCGTTGGGGTTGGTTCTTTGTTGTTGCGGGGTATTTTGTATATGCATTGGAGCATCTTGTAGTCCAATAGAAAAAAATGATAAAGTGGTAGTATATCACCCCCAACCTGAATTCATAAAGACGAAAGAGGTTATTGTGAACGATGATGTAGAAAATGGAGTTTAATAAAAATAACGAAATAAAAATAATATATTTAAATCATATTTTTAATGTGAATGGTTCCAATTTGTTTTTATCAAAATACAAAAATAAAAAATACCAGCAGTGGGATTCGAACCCACGAAGCACGAAGCAACAGATCTTAAGTCTGTCCCCTTTGACCACTCGGGAATACTGGTTGGTTGTCTCAGTGAGACGGTTTTTGGTTTTATACGATAATCTATAGCAAAAGGTTCTCTCTCATTCTATTCCAGTTTAACCACGACTCTCAAGAAGAGCCTTTTGTGCCTTTTTCACTTCGGCTTCATCGGCTTCGCTAAGGATCCGTGCCTGGGTGCGCGTCTTCTTCTTGCTGATGTTCTTGCTCACTTTCCAGTACCAAGGATTGCTGTGCATGATAGTGACTTGTTTCCCTTCGTGAATCTCGGTGGCGAACTGGCTCATGATTCCATTTGTGGGCATGGGACGAAAGAATACGAACGCGATGTAGTAGAGCACATTGGGGTTGTTCGTGTCTTCTTTCATTACCAGGTCAATGTGATCGATTGGAGACTCCTCGGTTTGAAACACGGTCCAAAAGATATTTTCAATATAACTTTCATCGTGGTATGCCGACACGCGAGGCAGAAATACGGAAGGAATAAGAATCTGGTTATCAATGGAAGAATTCATAATGGAGTTGAATGGTCTAAGACGAATATTGTGAATTAGTATGAATATGAAAACGATTTCAATTTTTTTCATATTCACACATAGGGATATGATGTAAAATAAAGATGATTTACAATTATTTCCGAACGAATAAAAAGGTTCCAAATCACCCGATTTTTACCAAAAAGGCCCAAATGACCCGATTTTTGATATATTTCAAATAAAAGAGATTATTCCGATTTATTCCGTTTTCGGAGAAAATACATCAAATTACCCGATTTTTGATATATTTGTCACTAAATAAAGTGTCAAATCACCCGATTTTTATCAAAAAGGCCCAAATCACCCGATTTTCAAGATTCCAGCTGTATCTTTGGAAAAATTGAAAGAATCTCTTTTACCTATGAGAATGGTAATTCAAAATGTTTGCTCGCGATATTCTCGTGATTGCTCTAATTTCCAATGCCTGTATTCTAGTTGCATCGGCTTTATGGAACCGTTTGCGAGAACATAACTATGAAATAATGGTATCTAACCGAAATCATTATCATAAAAGAGCGGTCATCGCACTGGGGGGTAGACTCGCTGGATAAATCTTCAAACCACTATAAAATATGAAAAATATAAATAATATTTAAAAAAACCATCATTGTGGCGGTAATCATTTGTTTTAAACAAATCTTTTTTATTATAGAGAAAAATTGAAGTAGGTCCTATAGTAATACAATCTTATAATCATTATGGAACTCTCTACATACCTTCCCGAATATATCCGCATTTCCAATATACACACTAAAATAAGTCTACGAGATAGGCTTTTCGTCTATAGTGCGGACTTAGTAATCCTACATATCAATAAAAACACTCCTATAAATGATTTTAATCTTATGATAGACAATAAAAACCTCCAAAAGAAGATAACAGGTGCATTTATGTGTGATTTTAAAATTGGTGAAGAAAAGAAGATGATTGAGATCGCAAACACCTACAACGGGTTGTGGGAAACAAAACTAGATGGAATAGATGACCCAGAAGACAATGAGTTTTATGCTGCGTTTTCAAATCCCAAGGATGCTTATGCCTTTATGCAGAATGCCATTGTGAGATCATAATTATATTACATCAAAATAAAATCTTTATTATTTCATTTTTATTTCAGTTTAATAAACAAAAAAATTGAAACCATCTTGGTATCCTACGAGAAACACAGATCCAAACCAGCACCTAGTCTTCAACTCCATGGCTAATAACGATATCCAAAGTAGAGAACAAAATCTTCAAACATTTAGAAAAAAGTTTTTATGTAAGCTTCATACTTTTATAAAATGCCAACGCTACTCACAAACGATTAAAATAGAAAAAAAAATAACTACAATTCGTTCCATGTATCTATTGCTTTTGCGTAACAAGGAAGATTTAACTTCCCCAAAGTTCACAAGTGATACCGAGAAGTTTCGCGAACTTCCTTTGCAGAATCCAGAAAATGACGATTGGGACCTGGTAATGACTTCGTTTCACAAGGCAACGGAGTATAAGCGTTATATTAAAGAAATGATTGTGGCTGGTAATAACAAGCCATATTATCGGCTGGTTCTTCTAACGTTAACAAATTGGAAAAAACACGTTCATCGTGTGGTGCTTAATGACACCATTTCCTATTACCAAAAAATACCAAACGCGTTTCCAATTGAACTAAAAACCCA